CCACTGGTAATCCCGTTGGAAGACCAAAGGTATCAATAGACCAATTTCCAAAGGACTGGAAAGAGGAACTGGCAAGGATGGGGTCAGAAGGACAACTCGACATAGATTGTAAAGTTTATCTACATATATCTAATGAAACATTTGCTCGAATGATGGTTGAAGAACCAGAATTTACAGAAGCCGTTTCTATTATGAGGTCATTATCACACGCTTGGTGGGCAAGATTACCAAGACAAGCATTCGGATCAGGAACATCAAAACAGATGAACTCAAACCTCTACGCATTGGTAATGAGGAATAGATTCAAAGACGAATGGAATCACGCAGAGAATAAGGTTGATATTACAACACAGGGAGATAAGATTGATTCAAATAAAAAGATTGAGATTGAAATAATTAAAAAGACAATCGATGGCAAAGAAGACAAGTAATACCTCCGAGAGAAAAATCCTACTCAATAAAAAGAAACAAGGGGTAGCAAGAAAAAAGTTTAGTGGTAAAGACCAAAAACCTAAAAGGTACAAAGGACAAGGCAGATGAAAATAGATTTAAGATTAGGGGACTGCTTGGAAGTCCTGAAAACAATACCAGATAATTCAATAGATTCTGTGGTTACAGATCCCCCATATCATCTTACAACTAATACATCATCATCAAAAGGATTTATGGGGAAAGAGTGGGACGGAGGGGACATAGCATTTAGGACAGAAGTATGGAGTGAGTGTTTGAGAGTATTGAAACCAGGAGGACATCTATTAGCATTTAGTCATAGTAGAACATATCACAGAATGGGTGTTGCTATTGAAGACGCAGGGTTTGAGATTAGAGACCAAATACTTTGGATTTACGGCTCGGGATTTCCGAAATCACATAACATCGGTAAAGCGATAGACAAGATTGAAGGTAATGATAGAGAAGTGGTAGGTCATAACCCAAATCATAGAAACACAGAGAGTGATGTAATACCATTAGGATTTCAAGGTGGAAGAAGTGATGGAACTATAACCAAAGGTAATAGTGATTGGGAAGGTTGGGGAACAGCACTCAAACCAGCACACGAACCAATAGTGATGGCAAGAAAACCCCTAACAGAAAAATCCATAGCAGAGAATGTATTGAAGTATGGAACAGGTGGGATAAATATTGATGGTTCAAGGATTGGATTTAGAGATGAAGCAGACAAAGAAAGTGCTAAACCTGGTTCGTTAAACGCAACAGGGGAACATAGTATGTTTGGATTAAAGAGTGGTAATGAATTAAATGATGGTGGTAGATTTCCAGCAAACATAATCTTTGATGAAGAGGCGGGACAACTATTGGACGAACAGAGTGGAGAAAGAGGAAATGGTTGGAAGAAGAATTATGGTAAAGAAGATTATGAAGGATTACAATATTCATCATCAACACAACAATGTGTTTTCGGTGGAGGATACAATGGAAAAAATACATATTCAGATAAAGGTGGAGCAAGTAGATTTTTTTATTGTCCCAAGACATCAAAGAGTGATAGGAACGAAGGATTGATTGTTGAGAAAGAAAAAAACAAAAGACCTATTGGTGTAGCATTCAATAATGAAGATGACTTATTCCAACAGGGTAATGGCAACAATCACCCCACAGTTAAACCAACAGACCTAATGAGATACTTGATAAATCTTATTACCCCTCCAAATGGAACGACATTAGATCCGTTCATGGGCAGCGGTTCAACAGGCAAAGCAGCAATCAGGTGTGGGGTGAATTTTATAGGAATTGAAAAAGAACAAGAGTATATGGATATAGCATCCGCAAGAATACAACACGAACAGAATAAACCAGTACAACAATCATTATTCTAATGCCAAGAAGCAAAGTAAGAGGGGGTAGAAAAGCCCACAACAAACGAGTTAAAAACAGAAACAAACTCAACCAAGAGAACTGGCAAAAAGCAGTCAATTTCGCATATAAGAAACATGAGGAGTGGAAGGCATCAAAATCAGCACAGACAGAAACTGTGAAGATTCAAGTTAAAGAATAACCTGTTGAAGATATCCACAACACAAACCTTTGAAGACCTATTGAACCCTGATTACAGAAACTATGTATTTCAGGGTTCTTCTCGTGCGGGGAAAACATATAACATTATTTTATGGATGGTAATAAACATTCTCAATGAAGAGAATAAAGTATATTCCATTGTGCGTAAGACACTCCCCTCACTCAAAGGTTCAGTCCTACGAGATCTAAAAGACATACTAATAAAATTAGATATGTATGACTCCAACAAATGGCACTCGGTAGATGGTTATGTTGAGATTGGGTCAAACATTATTGAATGGTTCTCTCTCGATACGGAGGAAAAGGTTAGGGGTAGAAAAAGAGATGTGTGTTTTATAAATGAGGCAACAGAAATAACCTATGATGAATATGTTCAACTATCACTACGAACAAGTGAGAGAATGATATTGGATTTCAACCCATCATTATGGCAGTCATGGTTGTATGATATGGAAAAACAATCAGACACATTCTACACGATTGTGACTTACCTCGACAATCCATTTCTACCCCAACAACAAGTGGAGGAGATTGAGAAACTAAGAACAAGAGACCCTCAAATTTGGAGGGTATTTGGTCTTGGTCAAAAGGGTATTCCAACAAGAGTTGTATTCAGTCATCAACAGATTTATGATGAATTACCACAGGGGGCAAAACTATTGGGATACGGAATTGACATTGGGTTCAATGACCCCAACACATTAGTCAAAGTGTATAAAGATGGGGATTCAATTTATTGTGAGGAACTATTGTATTTGAGGAATACAACCATATCTGATTTTATCTATAAGATTAAAGATTTGGGTATCAATCTAACTGACGATTTTATAGTAGATTCCGCAGCACCTCAGGCAATAGCGGAGATGTCCCGTTCAGGAATAAACGCAAAACCAGTCAAGAAGGATCAAATCCTTGCTGGTATCGACCAAATCAAAAGACACAATTTATTCATACATAGAAACTCCTTAAACTTACAAATGGAGTTGAACTCTTATGTATGGAAGTCAGATAAAAATGGGAACAATTTAGATGAACCCGAAGATAAAAATAATCACATCATCGATGCGCTCAGATATATTCTACAAATGAAGGTAATGAGAAACACAGGGGTCTATGTGATGTAAAATGAGAGATTAAAATAATAGATATTTATAGATATATGGAAACAACCTACATAGAACACAAAGGTCAAAAGTATGAAGTAAAAGAGCCAACCATAGAATCATGGAAAAATGTAATGATATACAAAGACCTATTAGATGAGGAAGAGATGTATATCAAAATGATTTCTGAGGTTACAGGAATTTCCATGCAAGAAATCAAAAGTGCTGACGCACTTGAAATCAGGACTGCTGGTGACAAGTTGTGGAGGTATCTAAATCAGGAATCCAAAAAGTTATTCAAGAGTTTTGAACATCATGGTATCACCTACAACTTGGTTGATTTCAACAAAATATCATTTGGTCAATTTGTGGATATTGATACATTCATGAAAAAAGATGAGTCGTATAAGGTTGCTAATCTAAATGAACTGGCAGCCTATTTATATTGTGAAGAAGGTGTGGTTTATGGTAAGTCAGACATCAAAGCAAGAATAGAAGATTTCAAGGATTTACCAGTAAAATTCGTAGAATCAGCGATTTTTTTTTTGTTGAATTTGGGAAAGGGATTGCGAGAACTTACCACACTTTATTCCAAGAGCCCGTTCATGTGGAAGATGATGGAAATCAGAATACGATGGGTAAATTTTGGGGATGGTATCAGGCAATTGTTCTCCTCGCGGAGAACAAAATTTGGAAAATTGATAGTGTTACTAATCTCCCCCTTGTGGCTTGTCTCAACCATTTGTCGTGGCTTATGGACTACAATCAGGAACAAGAGAAAAAAATAAAAGAAATACAGAAAAGATAATATGTCTTCACCAACTCCAACCCCAAGTCCAACTCCAAAGGAAGTCAATTTTAAGACACTGGCAACGGACTTTGAAACATTGGCAAACTTACATAAGCAGTTGAACTCATTTGGTTTGGGGGACATTGACCAACTTACCTATTGGACACAATCAAGATTAAAGGAAGAAAATACGGAATATCAATCTCCATATTATCCTCTATTATACATTGTTCCATCAAAGGTTGAGAATGACTTACAATATAAAGTTTGGGAGTTCAATACAACAGTATCAGATATTGTTGAAGATTCATTACAAAATAATGAAGACACCTTATCTGACACCTTACAAATACTACAAGATGTAATATCACAATTCAGGTTATCTACCACAAATGTATTGGGTAATTACTACGACAAATACTATGTTGATGATGAGGTTGTTTGCACCCCATTTTTGGGGGAGCAGGACGACGATCTAAATGGTTGGAATGGTCTATTGAGGATAAAGACGATGACCTCATTAGACCGATGTGCTGCGGCTTTTAACGAATGGACTGGTGCGTCTATCACTCACCCCAACGGAATCAACTTAAAAACATTCACAGACGATTTTAGGATATTGTCTGATTATCACAAACAGATACAATCATTTGGATTTGGTAAGATGGATGAATTTACCTATTGGAATGAGATGAGATTGAAGGAAGATAATACACAATTCAACTCACCTTACTATCCATATTTTTATGTTATACCAAATGATGTTATACAAAAGTTTGGATTTATGGAATATAAATTTACATTCATAGTATCAGACATTATACAGAGGAGTTTAGAAAACCAAGTAGATGTATTATCAGATACACTACAAATCATGGACGATATATTGGGTCAGTTTAGATTATCTGTTACGAATTCATTAGGTAATTTTAATGAGTTATATTATTTGAATACACCGATTGTTTGCACCCCATTCCTTGAAAAGTATGATGACTTATTAGGGGGATGGGTTGCTGATATTACTATTGAAGTGAAGACACCTCTTGATAGATGTGATGCTCCATTCTTACCATTTGTTAGTCCGACACCGACAGCAACTCCAACATCAACTGCTGGAATACCATCTCCAACTCCGACAAGTACTCCTACAATGACTCCAACAAATACGGAGACACCTACAACTACACCAACTCCAAGTATAACTGCAACTAATACTCAAACCCCAACAACAACTGCTACGAATACCTCGACACCAACTCCTACTCCAACACAACCATTTGACTCTGACGCAGCCGCATATTTGGCAGCAGTATTGAGTGCGGGTGGAACGGGAATAACCGCAACTGTGAGTGGGGCAACAAATACATTATTTACATCACTAAAATCAGCAGGGCTATACAATGATATTTCTGCTATGTGGCTTCAATTAGGTGGAGTTGCGGCATCTTGTAGGTTAGAATCAAAACTACAAAGTGCATATAACTTAACATTCTTTGGTGGAATGTCACATAGTTATTCAGGTTCAACAGGAAATAATAGTAATGCTTATGCTGACCCATCATTTACTCAAAGTTTAATAAATCCTAATAGTGTTTATTTCTCGGTCTATATCAATAACAACTTTACAGTAGCAACATTAGATACATTTGAATTTGGATGCGGACCAGGATATAGAGGTTTAATAAGCGCGAAATATAATAACGGAAATACTTATGCACATTCATTAGGTAATGCGAGTCAATTCGCACAAGTAG